GCAAGCGGGATACCGTTCTCATGCTAATACGACTGAAGTATCGAAGCTTGTCGGCAGCTACCTCGGTGTTTCCCCCGTTCAACTAGACCATTTCATTCAAAGTTACACAAGCAGTACTGGTATAGCGCTGATGTCTATGTTCAACCCCGTTTTGCGTAGCACAACTTCTCCTGAAATGACGGCGCATGAATTGCCAATAGTTGGTGGTTTCTTCCAACCTTCTGATGGTGCGGGTTTGATTAACAAAGCATACAACTCTATGGTTAACATTGAGCAGCTGCACAATACCTACACAGCGCTCGAGGCAGAAAATCCAGACAAAGCAGATAAGTTTTACCAAAAGTACTCCAAAGAAATTGATTCTACATCCTCAGCTGGGGCATTCAAGCAGCAAATGGGCGATCTTAATAAGCGTGAACGTGAAGTACGTGGCGATAAAATGCTAACACCTTCACAAAAGCGCAAAGAATTAGACCTTGTGAAACAAGATAAGATAGATTTGGCTAAAGACTTTAGAGCTAGCGTAGGCGGGTAAACCACACCCCTATCTTGCCATTCTTGCGCCCTATCTCTGCCTTGGCTTGTACACGGTGGTAAAGGGCGGCTTTTAAACCGTTAACCCTTACCTCCTCAAACTTTAATGTAGGAACAAAGAAGCCCCCTTGTGCGGGGACTTCTAACCACGGAAAATGCACTTTAATCTTCCTCACTTATCACCAATGGGCGCGTGATTCTCATTACATTGACTCGCATCGATGGGCCGCGTGTCTTAGCCAGCATGTCTTTGCGCATGTACGTGATCTTGTAGTTAGGTAACGATTCCAGTTCCTTCTTCAAGTCAGAGTATCCATAACTCATAGTAGAGCAGTGTTGTTTAAGCAGTTGCTCCTCAATGAAGTAGTCAACGTGCCCCGGGGTCATATCATGCTCAACCCTTCCAGCCACATCTGACCTAGTTAGCGACTGGTCAATTTCATTATGCCCACCTAACGTTGCTTTCGTAATACCGTCAATAGCTTTAACCACAACGAATTTACCGTAGCACTCACGGGTGTAAGCGTTAAGAACATCTTCAGCGGAACGGCGGTTGCCTCGTACTGCGGCTCTAGCTTCATTAACCATACCGCGAAGGGTTTCTATAATAGGACGAATAGGTACATCAATAATGCCTGCGTATTTTTTGCTCATTAGAATCACTATAGCTACGATGGCGGCATTACCAGCAGTCCAATAACGCTCGTCATCTGATGAATTAAATTCCGCTTTTAACTTCTCGCGGGTCTCCTCAAAAACCTTAACTGCGGTTTCTCTGTTCCTAACAATCCAACGAATCAATTCACGACCTACGACACCGTAGTTAGACTTCAGAAGATCGACAGTACTGCTCTCTGTTGATGACGCCCATTGAACTTCCTTGGCTGGCTTAACCTCTAGCATACGGAGCATTTCAGCTTGGGATGTGTGCTTGCGCCCGCCCGATAAGAAGTCATAAATGTGAGTGTTGCTTGAAAACAACACCATCAAGTTCCATACCGTTGTGTTCAGACGTTCCTTATTGGCGCCTTGTTCCATGCGCTCTTTGCCCTTACCTTGGGTTAAATCCAGTAGGAACTGGGGCAACCACTCGAAAGACTCCCGATTTTTGTTTGTAATCTCATCCATTACAAGCGGTAAGCTGTTTAATAAGCCCTGTCTTTGCTGTGCGGCTACGGCTGAAGTTGATTGCGTGACCCTGTAGAGCTCTGGATGACCCCAAAAACTAGCTGCAAGGGCTAAGGCAAGTGATTTTCCACGACCTGAACCCGAAGACCCAAGGTGGTAAACAACGCCTCTAAAGCCCGAGAAATGCATCAGGATGGAAGCAGGCCCCACCATACCCATGGTAACAATCTCCCACAGCTCCTTGGCAATGTACATGTTAAGCACCTTCTTCCACTCATCCAGCGTACCCATAGGCTTAGTAGCGTAGTTAACGTTAGCCATACCGGGGGTCGGAACATAAAGTTCCTTGCCATCAGGGGAGAAGATGGTGCTGTCGTACACAAACGAATTGTCCTCTTGCCAGCCGCAGCTATGAGGAACTTTAACCGCCACCTTATTAGAACTGGCGTATTCCACACAACCACGGATGTACTCGTATAGGTGGACGTCATTGCCCTTGCCGTAGACCGCGATTATATTGTGACTAGCTAGCATCTTCACAGTCTCATCCTTACTTACTGCCGATTTTTGAGGCATGATAATGTCTGATGTGTGGGTAGGGCGGCAAACAATCATGTGAATCAAATGCTCATCGCCATTATCTAGGATATCTACTACAAACAAATCGTAGGGCAGGATCATTACCTGTTTCTTGACCTTTTCTCCGCCTTCCTCTTCAATCACCTTGTCTATAAATATACCGCCATTAGCCCCATAGCTGAATCCGCGTGGCGGAATTGGGCGCACAATCATTAACTGCTCGGCAGGTTTGTCTGCTGTAGCCGCCTTGGTTTCTACTATGATTTCCTTAGGCTTATTGTCGACCTTAATTTCACGCCCTAAAGCTAGCGGGTTAGTAATCTTACCGAAGTGTGGGCAACCTTTACATAAACCTGGGTTTGCCTCGTCAAGCTTTAAGCAACTGTAAGGGCCTTTGATCTGGTGCCACTTGGTGTTGTGCCGATCCATATCGTAGGGGTGCATGGCGGATAGGGCTTGACCTTCTTCCTCGCCATCTTCGCAGTACTTAGCTATGCTGAGAATGCCCCGCCACAAAGGTTCCATGCCGTCATCTTTAGCATGCTCAATGTAATGGTTTATCTGTTTGCATTTGGGCGCCAAAGTTTTAAAGAACGTGATACTGTTCTCAACCATCTTGACGTTTGATGCAGAACCTTTTAAGTCTGGACGCTTACCCGGTAAATCAAATTTAGGCAACATTTCATGGGAATCTTCCCCGACTTTTTCTTTGATGACCGTAGACAGTTGTGTAAAGTCAAATGTTACACCAACCACCTTGATGGCAACAGACCGCGGCTTTTCTTGTTTGTAGTTCTGTGTGTCAGGCACACGTAATACCCGAGCGGCGTCGCCAGTAACCATAGCGTCAATCCGAAGTCCTTCTTTCTTACAGAGGCGCTTGAGATTTTCTGCTACTGGTTTCCATGCGGATATATCTACTTCGTCAAAGAACGGCCAGTATACGTGCAGTCCACCGCCACTAGATACGATGTATGGGGTTCCAAGCTGGTCTAACGAAGTTGAAGACAAAAATGTACCCAGTGCCGCCGCAGCCGCCTGTTTATTAGGATAATCCTTTCCTTCACCACAATCAATATCTAAGAATAAAGATTTTATTTTTAATGCATTTGTGGCTAATCGCTTGCCACTTGTATTGAATGATGCTAAGGCGTAGAAAGCATTTAAACCTTCTCCACTAAAGTGTGTAGCGTTGCTATACAGTTCATCAATCGTGTCAACAAAGACATGTTCTTTTTTAGCTGTGCTAAGTTCGCAGGCGCAATATTTACCCGAAGACGGAAGCACAGTCGCTAGGAATTCCTGCGACTTCATATAATGCTCCTTGGGTTAACCGTTAATACGTCTATCGAATCTTTTTACTATTTCCTTCTGAAAACTTAACGGCATGCCAGTATCAAGGTAGCGTTCTGCAAAGCTAATTAGTTCTTTGTCGGTTAAGGCAGCTGGCGATATTGCCGATTCTTTTATTTGTTCTGCTTGCATTTTTTCATTGCCTCTTCAACAGTACTGCTTGTTTGTAATATGCGTAACAGATTGGTCACGCTCGTTCTGTACGATGGAGTAACTTCGGTTCCAGCGAACCAGTTATAAACCGTCTGTCTTGTTGCGCCTGTGTACTGCGAAATCTGAATCACAGGTAAATTTAATTTAATAGCCCATCTACCTAGTTGATTACCTAGGGTCTTCTCCGCTTTCGAGGTGGACTGTCGGATTGTTTCAGAGTACGCCATTTTTAATTTCTTTTTTTAAAGAAAAAATAGCATGGTTCGAGTTTGTCAGAAAACCTTCTGCAAGGTATTCCGCGTTATCGTATATCAAGTCTGGGTCAAAAAATGCTTCCTCTTTGTTTAAAAATTCAGAATACGCAACAGGGGCCAATGCAAGCATAAACTCTTTGATAAGTGCCTGACGACGGTATTCGTTACTTACAGCCACATCATCAAACGCATCTACTGGGCGTTGTGAAATCATTCGTTGTTTTGTTGTCATTTTATTTTCTTTCATTATTTTAAATAGGTGGGGAGACAGTCTTTTTAGTCTGAAATCTCTAAGAGCCATAGAGCTGAATAGTGTCAACCTCCCCGTAAACTTTTACTCGTCGTCAGTATCCCACTCATCAACAACAGAAGCTAAGTCACCAGTCTTTTTCTTCGGAACAGCAGAAGGTTTAACTGTAGGCTTACGCTTCTCAGGCTCGTCAAAGGACTCCTCTTCTTCTTTAGGTGCAGCTAATGCTGGGGCTGCTTTTTTCGTACCTGCACTTTGGGAGACAGACATTGTAACCGCCTGTTTAGCTTCCTTAGACTCGCTCTTTTCCTTGACGATCTCATACTCGTCCTCAGACAACCAACGCATAGGCTGGAAGAACAACTTAGGTACTGCGGCTTTAGTATCGAAACGCAACCGAGTAACAACAGTCTCAGGGCTAATGCTCTGCGCGGCTAAGAATCTTGCATACGCTTGTAATGGGCGCTTGTCGCCTTCTTCTTTACCGAAGATTGATGTGGCCGATAGGGTCAACTGCATAATGTCCCCAGCGATATCGTCAGCTACTACAACTGCTAGACGCTGACTGAAACGGCATGCGCGTGAATCACCTTGGCCTGAGCCTTTAACGTTCTGTGGGCATGACGCACAGTTGCTAGCTTGTGCTTCTTTAGCGGATGCATCAGGCTTTTCACCGTCGGCAGACCAGCAATCGGGGGCCTTGGATGCTCCTTCTTCGTAGCTACCAGCGTAATACGTGCGGCTGATCTTTGGGGCGGCTTGAACAATCACCACATCAAGGTGGCGATCTTCTATAGCTGCTACCTCATCACTACCCGACATTAAACGAAATACACCACCTTTAACGGAGATGCGCTTACCGAAACTACTACCACCACCACCTGATAGGCTTCGCGCTAAATCGGAAATTTCTATCGTCTTAGCAAATGCTGGTAGTTTCGAGGGGTTAAATGCTGTGAGTTCTTTACTCATTTGTTACTGCTCCTGTACTAGTTGGCTTGGCGACTGCCGCGCCTGTTTGTAAAAATTCTAAAAATGCTTCGGCTACTTCGGTAACTTCATAGGCACTGCCTTCATACATACACTTAGCGGCTGTGTCTAAAGCCATTCTGCGTAGGTCAAGTTCAAGCATGATGTTACGTGCGGCATTTTCTACTGCTTGTTGTTCTGGTGTTAATTGAGTGTTGCTCATGTACTTCTCCTTATTTGGTTGGTTTTGTTACTGTTACTGTTACTTCGGCCATAGAGTTTAAACCCATTGGAACAACGCCAGGATTTTCCTCCAAAAATAACTTCAAGTTTGTTTGCGCAATGCGCTGTTCGACAAGGTCTAAAGCGTCGTGTTCTACCATAAACGCTTTAAATGATTCCCAGTCGTCGGTGTAGTACCTTGTTTTGGTAGACGTTGAAATATTACCGCCTTCAGTCTTGACTGAACTTACACCCAGTTCTCGAAGTTGATCTTTCATAGCCAGCTTGATTTCTTTTTTCTGTTCATCAAGTCGATCTAGTTGCCTCTGCACTTCCTGTGCTTTGAGGTATATCTTACGATATATACGTGTTAGTTTTTCTAACGGAATTTGTTCTACTTCGTCTGACATACTTCCTCCTTTGTCAATAATTATACATCAATACAGACAGCTATACAACCCAATAACGGGTTTTAAATTTTGCCAATCTCCTCCTTGTACAGATTGAGCAGAATGTCGTGCCCCTCAACGCGCTTTTCTAACTGCGCAAACATCCGCTTTTCTATGTCGCTACCTTGTAAGTGTATCACAGTAACATTCGTACCTGTCTGTCCAATACGATCTGCTCGGGCGATACACTGTAGATAGGTTTCTACAGACATAACGGGGCCATAAAATACTACTGTATCCGCGGCTGTAAGCGTTACCCCATGAGAGGCTGACTGGGGCTGAACTACCAGTATACGCGGGTTAGGTTCTGTTTGGAACCGTTTAAATATATCGGTACGCTTATTAACTGATACGTCACCATGAATCACCTCTGCCGCTACGTTATGCTTAAGAAGGTACTCGTGGATGGTTTCAATGCTATGCCTAAAGGGTGCAAACACAATCACCTTTCTGTTGGTTTCTTCCAACACTTCTAGCAAAACATTCAAGCGAGGAGCGCAGTCAAACTCCACAACCTCATGGGTGTCGGTATAAGCCGCGCCAGCAGAAATCTGTAGTAGCTTGGATACACCCGCCGCGGCGTTAACTGCCGTAATAGTTTCACCCGAAGCCTGCATAACCATGCGTTCTTTGAGGAGCTTATAGTACTTGACTTGCTGTGGGGTTAGTGGTATCTCCCGCGTCTCAGTTAGTACTGGTGGTAGGTCTGTACACTCTTCTTTGGTAAACCTAATCGCAGGTTGCAGCGCAGCAAATACTGCCTCAGCTGCTCCGCTCTTCGGAACCCATTTGAATTGGGTAAGCTTCTTCATAACCTTATCGCGCCACGCAGTAGCAAACTTGGGTACACCAGTCGGGTTCACTAACTTAGCTAGACCATACGCATCCACAGGCGACTGCGCAGAAGGGGTTCCTGTCATCATCCACAGCAATGAATCAGGTCGCAAAATTCTATTAAGGGACTTCCATCGTTTTGTCGATGAGTTTTTATATGCGTTAGCTTCATCTACTATGATTAAATCAAACCGCCCATCGCGTGCGACTTCCTCGGCAATTAAGTTAAGTCCATCGTAGTTAACAATAACGAACTCATAGTCACCTTGAACCATCTCAATACGCCGACTAGCCTGAGCATGGTGCGCCGCAATTGCAGACCTATGGATTATGCTGTTAGATATACCGCTCATCCAAGCGTCGTGCATGATTGACAAAGGGCATAGAATTAAACAACGTCTGACTTTCTTTAGCCGCATCAAGTAATCTGCCGCCCATAAAGCACTAAGTGTCTTACCGGTTCCTGGGTCGTTAAATACAAATGCTCTTGGATTAAGTGTTAAGAAGGATGATGTTTCAACTTGATGCGCAAAAGGTCTATGCCTGCCGGGC